ACCTAATATATCTGTACCTAAATGGATTCCAAAAGAAGATTGGATGGCAGCAGCAATAGAAAGAGATAGAGAAAGAGCAAGATCACAAGGAAGACCATTTTGGACAGGTGATTAAACTAACAGACATATTACGAGAAATAATATTAGAAGACCGCTGCAAACGCATTGCAGACCGTCGCTATAATAAACCATCTGCCTATAAATCAGGTGCTATCGTACGTTGTCGTAAAGGTAAAATTTGGAAAGATATAAAATCTGAAGCGTTTTTTATAGGTGAGGATGGAGAGGAATTAGATGAGAAAAAAGAAACACTTCGCACTTGGTTCGCTCGTAAAGGAGCACCAGGTAAAACAGGTGGTTGGGTAGATTGCAATACATGCAGAGATGGAAAATGTAAACCTTGCGGCCGCCAAAAAGGTGAAAAGCGAGCAAAATACCCATCTTGCCGCCCAACACCATCACAATGTAAACAATCAGGTAAAGGTAAAAAATGGGGTAAAACAAAATGAGACCAATAGATAAATTTATACTACACGTTGTCCATAATTGGAAAAATGAATTAAACGAAGCTTATAGCGAAAAAGTTATGAAAGACTTCATTAAAAAATTTAGTGAAGAAGCAGACGATTTAAATATTACAATATCAGAAGATCAATTAAGAAAATATATTGAACGTTTCGATGTATTAAAAAATTCACCTAAAATTACTGAGAAGGATTTAAATAAATGGTCTTTATCTCAATTAATTAAACTAGTTACAGCGTCTAAAGGTGCCGAAACAAAATCAGATGATGAAGATCAAACACCAGACGTAGTATACAATGAAAATGGTATTGTAATATGGAATGGCTCTAAAGAAGATAATTGTATTACTTATGGTAGTGGTGAAAAATGGTGTATAACTAGAGGATCATTTGGTAGTTATCGTTATTCATCTGATAGAGGATATCCAACATTTTATTTAGCTAAAAATAATAATATATCAGATATAGATAAATTAAGTTTTGTTGCCATACAGGTTAGAGATGTATCTGATGAAAATAAAAAATACGTCTATACTAATAGAAAAAATGACCCATATGAATCTAGACCAATGTCTTTTAGCACATTACTATCTGAAATACCTTGGTTAAATGATATACCTAATATTAGGAGTGTATTAAAATATATTCCTTTAAATAGCAAAGAACAACTTCAAAAAAAGTACCAATATACCTCTATTAGTATTAGAGAATGGATAAAATTACCTTTTAGTATTAAACAACAATATTTAGTTGTTAGAAAAGATAGTGAATTATTTAGCGATGTATCTAATAAAGAATTCGTAGAAAAATATCTTCCACAATACCCTCAATTAGCAGAATTTATTGCTATTACCCCGGGCATTTTAAATACTAATTTATTATTAGCTAGCCTAGATAAATTTAGTAGTCAAGATAGAAAATCAATAACAGCTAATTTAAGAAATAAAGTTGATACTAAACTTCTATCATCTGAAACACTTCCATTTGATGTTAAAAAATTATTAGTAGTCTTAGATAAATGGAATATTAAAGCTGATGAAAGAATGTATGTTACTAAAGACGGTTCTACTATAGTTAAATTAAAATTAGGAGATGTTATTTCTATGGGCTTATATCAAGCAGAAGATGATTATCCTAATGTTAAATTAAACCAACGCACATCAAAATATATTCTTGAATACCCAGAATTAGATAAATTACCATTTAATGCTATGATTAAATTAGCAACAGATGGTGTAATTGATAAAAATGTACTTGATAAAATAATAGAAAAAGCTAAATCAACTGAAGATTCTGCTATTATAGTTAAAAAAGTAGAAGACGGAGAAATATTAATTGATGCTAATTCATTTTCATCATACAAAATAAAAGACGGTAAAATCTCTAAAATACCATTTAATGATGAAGAAGTACAAAAAACATTAGGTGATGAAAAAGAAAACACATCATTCCAACAAGGAGCAATTAACGTAATTAAAGATTCACTTAGTGATAGAAGTAATCTTCCATCTTCATTAGATAAAGATGCTTTTGTATCTATTGTTAATGCAACACCGTATGATAAAAGAGTATTACCTGATTACAATGGGAGACTAATGATAATTTTTACTCCTGATGGTGAAAGTAGATATACTTTAGTTGGAAAACAGGTAGATGATAGGGCTATGTATAATAGTTTTTCATCCCTTAATTTTGGAGATGGAGGAGATTGGAGAGTATATACTACGGGAAGAGTTATGGATGAAGCATCATGGAAAGCTTATTTTGCTTATTTAAGAAATGAAAACAAAGTATACTCTGGTGAAGAATTAGTGAGAATATGGAGAAGTTCAGGCAACACAGAATCAAGAAAAGCATGGTTTAGAGCACAACCACCATTTAGTCCAACAGACCAATATGCCCCCGTAATAGGAGGAAATGGTGTTTTTTATATGGTTAATAAAGCTAATCCAAGAGAAAGTTTTAAATTATCAGATAGTACAGGTAAATTAGTTAAAGCTAATATCCCTCCAGCAATGGCTCGCCAATTAACAGCCGCTACACCAGATGAAGCTACACCAGTAGCCGTAGCACCTCAAGCAGCGCCGGGCGCTCCAAGAAGAGGTAGACCAGCGGGTGTTGTTCAAAATGTTAGAGCCCCTCGTCCGGCAGCACCAGCAGCAGCTGGAGACATAAATGTAACTGAAAGAATGACAGAATTAGGATTAGAAACAGCATTTTTACGTTTACCACGTTCTGATTTTAGACGATTAAATGTAACTAATGCTCAACGTGAAAATCCAAATACTAGTAGAGGAGCAACACGTGTTAATAATAGATTAGGTACCGCAGGTCAAGTAGGACAAGTTATTAATGTTGGACCTAGTAAAATATATGTTATTCGTTTAGCAAACCAACAAATAATAGCAACTATTAACGTACAACCAGGCAATAGAAACTATGTATTATTTGGTAATGAGCAAGGTAACGTAATGGAACCAATAAATTCACCAGCTGAATTAATGGCGGTATTACAACGTCGTAATCTAGCTGAAGTACGCAACTATCTAGTACGTGAATATCTTGCTAATAACCCACAACATTTAGATGAAGTACGTGATTTAATAAGACAACACGTTAATGAAACCAAAAAACGCTAATATTTATATATATATAAAATAAAAATAAAAATGAAAACAACTGAAATTCGTACTCTAATTCGTGAACTTATAGCTGAAGCTAAAAAAGCAAAAGGTAAAATGGTTAAAACATCTGTAGGTGATCGTTTAAAAATGATCGATGAAGCAGGTGATAAAGCAGCTTTACAAGCTAAAATTGCTAAAATTGATGAAGATATCAAAGCAGCACACGATATAAAAAGTGCTATTCCTGTTGATATTAAACATTTTGTTGATGCTGAAATTGTTGGTGATTTAATGGATGATTTAGCTGACAGCATTAAAGAGCTTGAAGAAAAGAAAAAAGAGCTTGAAGAACAAATGAAAGGCATGGATAAACCAGTTAAAGAAGCTCGTTTTAAAAAAGGTACAGATATAGGCAAACCAGGTAAAGTTCTTAAAAAAGTAATTAAAAAAGAAAGTATTCATAATACTGCCCAAATGGGAGGTGTAACTACATCTAAAGGAACAGCAGGATATATTAATAAATCTGATGACCAAAAAGGTGGTGCTTATGATCCTAAACGAAGAGCAGCCAATTTAGCTAAACTAAAAGATTTGGGGCCTAAAAAGAAATAATAATGGATAACGCTATTATAGGACAATTTATATCTACCCTGTTTGCATCACGCACACAAGCACATATATTCCATCTCCAAACAATCGGAGAAGGATCATTTGCAATGCACTCAGCATTAAACATATATTATGATGATATTGTTGGTCTTGTAGATGGTTTAGTAGAATCATATCAAGGTAGATATGGTATCATTACTGGATATATGACTGAAAATAATCAATAATTTCATTATTTAAGGATGATTAAATTAATAAATATATTAAAAGAAATAGTATCATCTGAAACAATTAACGAAGCATCTTTGGAAGTAAAAAAACTACAGTTTCGCCCAGATAGACGTAAAGTTATAATAGATAAAGTGTGGAATAAAAGTCCATTCAAATTAATAGATGGAAATGAAATACTAGTAGATTATATTATAATAAACAATACCGCTTTTAATGCATCTAATCCTCAATACAAAGAACCTGCTTTACAAGCATTAGAAAATGTTTCAAAGTTATCATTTGAAGGAGATATAAATGGTAAATCATTAATCATCCCTGCTTCTAAAATATTAAAAACTCCAGAATTAGGAGGAAAAGAAAAAGGAGCAACAACTGCTATCGAAAAAAGAGCAATGAACGATCTAGGAGAACAGATTAAAAATATAGGTTATCCTATTGATATTAAGATAGGAAATGAAATATATTATAATATAGTTGGAGCTCAAGATACACCAAATACACCTAAATCTGATTTTGAATTAGTTGATGATAGAGGTAATTCTTTAATATTCATTTCTCATAAGGATGGAAGCACAGCAAAAGATTTCCAACAATATGGAGGATTAAGTGCCTTTAAAAATGTTCCTGAAGTTCAACGTTTTGCAGAAGATGTAAAAAAAGAAATAGGTGGAGATCAAATGGTTAGAGGAGGAGGATTTAAACGTAAAGTTGAAGATGAAGAATTAGGTCTTAAAGCTATATACGGTATAAATTATGGTTCATCTGACTTTAATAAAAATAATGTACAAATTGTTTGTCAAGGACCTATAAGACTTATCAAAATAGATGATGATTTATATACATTAAAAAGTAATCATGATATGTTAAATGGAACATACCCAACAGAAGGATATACACCATATTTCATGGCTACATTTAGATCAGATAGAAATGATTTAGGTATTAAACAAGCAAGATTAGGAATATATCCTACAGATACTCGTCAAACAGCAAAAGAAATTTAATATTTATCATCATGGATAAACAAATTCTATTAGAAAAATATATTAAAGTTGCTGTTCGTAAAGCACTTAAAGAACAAGAAGAACAACAAAAACGAGCTGAAAAGTCTCTATATTTAATTTATCGCTTTCCTGGTCTTAAAAAATTAATGGAAGATTTAATGTCTCCAGTTTTTGGTCGTTTTTTAAAACATGTAGATATTGTTGCTCCTAAACCAACAACATTTGATGTTAAATTAATCAACGGACAAGACTTTACTATAATCTATGTTGGTAAAGGAAATTTTACAGTTAAAATAGCAGGTAAAAAATATAATCCAAATAATTTAGGTGAATTAGAACGCGCTTCACAATCAATAGCTGATTTATTACAATTAAATTATGCACCTGAAGAAGGTAAAGAGCAACCAGCATCTAATAGTGGAGAAGAAATAGGTAAAGATTTAGCAGCAGCCGAAAAAGCACCAGCTGAAGCGCCTGAAGAAAAACCAGCTGAAGAAGAAACTCCAGCTTAAATATAACATATAGACAGATTCATAGCCTAAAAAGTCTTCATATATTTATTGGAAATAATATTTATGAAGACTTTTATTTATTTGTTAAAAAATTGTTATGGAGATCCCAATAAAGTTTATATTTGTCTAACTTTTAAAACCTAAAAGTCTTTAGCTTTTAGGTACTTCACTAATATTAAAGACCAAGATGGAAATATCTTTACAGAAGAAACTAAACAAAAAATAAGTTTAGCTAAAAAAGGGCACAAATGTTTCACACATGAATGGAGAAATAAAATAAGTAAATCATTAAAAGAAGGAAACCATTCTCAATATTATACTAATGATATTAAAGAAAAAATATCTAATAAATTAAAAGGAGTTTCTAAAAATTTTAGTAAAAAACATTTAGAAAATTTGGCTAAAGCAAATTTAGAATCAAAAGGAAAAATAGTAGAATGTTATGATTTAAATGAAAATTTTATTAGAGATTTTTCTTGTTTAAGAGAAGCTAAAATTTGGCTTATTGAAAAAAAGTCAATACATTCCCCCAATATAGATAAACAAATAAAAGATTGTTGTAATGGTCGCCAAAAAACATGTCATGGGTTTAAATTTAAATATAAATATAAATAATAAAATAAAATAAAATATATGAAAAAACAAAAAATATGTGTGGTGGGAGCCGGAGTAGCAGGAATGTTCGCTGTAACCAAACTTATAAACAATAACTATCCAGGTGAGTTAATTACTGTTATAGATGCCGGAAAAGACCCCCATAATAGATCCCCAGAGGAAGTAATGAAAGGAGGATTTGGAGCAGGACTTTTCTCTGATGGTAAGTGGTCATATCTTCATAATGCTGTGGGAGGTCAACTTGCCAAATATACGGGTGAAGAAAAAGCAAACCAAATATTAGAAGAAGCATGGTCTTATATTCTTCGTTTCCACCCAGATCCGTCAAAAATTATGTTCTCTAAACCAACAGAAGAACCGGAATTTATTAAACCATATTTTAATTTGAGAATGGCACCGGCTTACCATATAGGTACAAATTATCTTCATGATTTAGGTAAAAGATGGTATGATTGGTTAGTTGAGAAGGGTATTAAATTTGAATGGAATATTGAAGTCAATGATGTTGATTTTAATAATCAAACTGTAAATAGAAGTAAAATAGAATATATAGATGGTCAGAAAGTAACAAAATTAGTAAATTTAGTAGATTTAAAATTTGATAAACTAATTTATGGTACTGGTAAATCAGGAATTGATTTAACTCAAAAACTTATAGATAAGTATAATTTAAAAAAAGAACCTAAATCAGTTCAACTTGGGGTTCGTATGGAGTTACCTCAAAAATATATGCAATCAATAGTTGATATTGCGTATGATTTTAAATTATATAAACGTCATAATGAAAAAGTTTCTTCACGTTCATTTTGTAGCAATAACTATGCTGCATATGTTGCTGAAGAGATTACTTATGATATGAAATCATATAATGGTCATAGTTATAAACAAGAAAATATGATTAATAATATGACTAATTTTGGTATTATTATGGAAATTAAAGGTATTAATAATCCATTTCAATTCCAAAAAGATGTAGTATCTAAATGTCAAATAGATGGTAAAGGAATACATTATTCTCCTAACTTTACTCGAAAACCTTCATTAACTTCTGGTGGAGATAATATGAATGTTATTAGTGTTGGTAATTTGGATTTATTTAAAGAAATTTATAAAGAATATGCTGATTATATAATTAATTATATTGAAGATTTAAATAAAGTATTTAATTTTGATAATGATTATTCATTATATATTCCTGAAGTAAAATTCCTTAGTGAAGAGGTTTTGACCTCAAATAATTTTTCATTATATGATTATCCTAATATTTATTTTGTTGGTGATGCATTAAGTGCTCGCGGAATAGCAGTAAGTGCAGCTCAGGGTGTATATGCATCAGAAAAAATTCTTAAAATGTTGAAGTAGAAATGTATTTTCTGGGATTATTATATATTTATAAATAAAATATATGATAATTTATTTGACTACTAATTTAATAAATAATAAAAAATATATAGGAAGTACTAATAATAATAATCCTTACTATTTAGGAAGTGGAGTATATCTTAACAAAGCTATTAAAAAATATGGTAGAAAAAACTTTAAAAGAGAAATATTAGAAACAGTTTCAAACTTAGAAGAGTTAAGAAAAAAAGAAGAATATTATATAAAATTATATAATGCAATTAATAGCAAAGAATTTTACAATGTGTCTAAAAAAGGAGTAGGAACTAAACCTGGATATAATTCAAAAATTTATACTGAGGAGAGAAATAAGAAAATAGGGTTAGCTCATAAAGGACAAAAAAGATACGAAGGATTAGGAATCAAAATTAGTGAAAAAACAAAAAATAAACCTAAACCTCCTAGAACCAAAGAACATAATGAAAAAATAGGTTTATCTAATAGAGGAAAATCTAAATTACCAATGAAAGAAGAAACTAAAAATAAAATTAAAAATTCAAAAATTGGGATTAAACAACCTAATATTGATAAGTCCAAAAAAGGTTATAAAATGTATAATCAGGAGTGGAAAGATAAAATAAGTAAATCATTAATAGGTAAACATAAAAACTATTTAGGCCATCATAAACCTATAATTCAATATGATCTTCAAGGTAACTTACTTAATGAATACCAATCAGCACAAGAAGCAGGTAGATACTTAAATAAATCAGGTAATAGTATAGCAGATTGTGCTGCCGGTAAACAAAAAACAGCTTATGGTTATAAATGGAAATACAAATAATAAATATTTATTGACAAACGTACAATAATGACTAAAGATCAATTACGCGAAGCAATCCGCGCTGTTATTAGAAAAGAATTAGCTGAAGTACAACCAGCAGTAGCACCAACTAAACCATCACCTGGCCCTGCTATACATCCTGGAAAACCAGATACAGGTAAACCAAAACCTCGTCGCCCATTAGGAAATCCAGGTGTAAGTCCAAAACCAAAAGCTACAATGACTGAAGCTGAAATGCTAGCAAAGATTATTAAACGTTTTAGAAAAGCAAAAAAATAATGGCAAATCTCTTAGAAGTAGAATACGAGAAAATATTCTCCCCTAAAACTATGGCTGCTTTAAAAGGTAAGTCAGGTGAATCTTTACGTCAAATGCTTGGTAATAAAGATTTGATGCAAACATTAATGCGATCTAAAGCAGTATTAGATGAAATTATTGATGCTGAAGAAGGATATCGTGATGAATTAGAAATGATTGCTGCTATAATGGCAACAGATGCTTTTCCAATTATTGACTATGCAAACATCAAAATAGATGCTAAAATAACAGGACCAGAAGATTTAAATGTTGAAATAGAACCAGGTGAAGAAGATCCATTACAACCTAGCTTTGATGATGATACTGAAAAATTAAAAGCAAAACGCCGTATCATAAACGGTATTACACAGGGCGCATCAGTTAGAGGAGCATTTAGTTTCTACTTATTCAGAGAATACCTTGATGATATTAATCCGGCATTAGTAGAAAAATATAACGAAATATTAAAATCGGTATTCGGAATATACGATGATGAAAACGCTATTGCGATGATGCTTGCAGCACTAGCTCAAGGACAAAAAATGGAAGGTGGTACAAGTGAAATGGTGTATGATGAAGAAAACGAACAATTTGTTATTAAAGCAAGAGCATTATGTTTTCCCATGCTGTTACACGAAATTGTAAAAGGATTATACGAAATCGTTGGTACAGAAGGATTTGGTGCTGATAAAGAAAAAAATAAAGCAATTATAAATGCTGTAGATAAATTATCTAATGAACCAAACGATTTTCGCTTCGGTAAATTCTTATATGATGCTATTACTAAATTATATAATGAAAGTGATTTAGATGATGCACGTATTCGTGAATTATTCTTTGCTGAATTATATAAATTAGAAGAAGACGAGTTCTTATCATTTGTAGAAAATGCTGTTAATGATGAATTAACTCCAGAACAAAAGAGATGGGCTATCAATACAATGAAAGATATTGAACGCGACTTGAAAAAAGACGATACTGGATTAGCTGATTTAGACTAATAGGCTTGTCAAAGTCCTTTTATTATCTTTATAAAAAATAAAATTAGTTATGGAAACACAAAGAATTAAAACATCAGACGGAACAATTGCCTATTACGTGGATTGTGGAGGCATAAACAAAATGCACAATTGGGATGGTGCAGCTTATTTCCCACAAGGTAACAAACGAGAAGCCGAGTATTACTTATTTGGAATTAAAATGAGTAAAGACGAATGGTTAGAACGAAAAGCTGATGTTAACGGGATTCCATGGTATAAAACAGCTGCCGGAAAACAAAGCGGAGCTAGAGTTTAATAAATAAATAGGGGTGTCAAAGCCCCTATTTTAAATTCAAGTTATGAGAGGTAGACCACCAAAAGAAATTACACTACAAGAAAATCCAACTAAATTTAGTCGTACTTATGAAGATGAATATACTACTGAGGTATGGACATTTGATTTAAATAAATCACCATATGGCCCTATCAGCGTAGATATTAAATATAAAGCAGGTGCTGAAAAAAAGATAAAACAAGAGATTAAGGAAGCTAAACAACAGAAGAAGATAGCTCGTCAAATGAAAAAAATAAATAAGCAAAATGAAAATAGGACTAACAGGAACCGTGTCGGTAGGAAAAACGACACTAGTAAACGCTCTTAAAGAGTTAGAACAATTCAAAGGATATGAAATAGCAACTGAACGTAGTAAATATCTACGCGATCAAGGTATAGCATTAAATACTGATTCAACATTGAAAGGTCAAATAGTGTTCGCTGCTGAACGTGCTTTAGAGTTAATGAAACCAAATATTATCACTGATAGAACAATATATGATGTAATAGCATTTACACTCAGCGCTAAATCAATTAGTAAATTTGAAAAACGTCATTTTTTCGATTTAATGTTGGATTTACGTAATGAATATGATGTTGTTATTTATGTATCACCTGAAGGTGTTGATATAGAAAATAATGGTGTACGTGAAACTAATGCTGATTATCGTACAGAGATTGATGAAATTATACGTGAATTATTAAAAGCACATCCACCTAAGAAACTTATTGAAATTAAAGGTTCAACAGAAGAACGCATAAACACTATTACCTCACAACTAATCTAATATTTATGGACATATCGTCAAACCAACTCAAAACAATGAAATCAAAACAATTACGTGGAATTATACGTGAAGCACTATTAGAAGTATTAAATGAAATAGGGCAAACTCCTGGTCATGGAGCTGTGAAAGTAAAAAAAGGAGATATAGCTAGTATTAAAAAATATACTCAACAAGGAATAGATGTTGAAGAAGATCCAACAATAAAAGAAATGGCTCGTGTTGCTAAAGGATTTAGATTAGCTGATCCAAACTTTGATGCTTCTCAATATGCTGCTAAACGTGTTAGTGGAGTATCAATGGAAGATATAATTAATTATTTCCGCGAAAATCCAGGAGCTGAAAAAACACAATTACAAGCACAATTTAATTTCGCTCGCCCACAAATAGCAAATGCTTTAGTTAATGGCTTATTAGATGCTGGAGTATTAGTTAAATTAGGAAGAGGAGGTGAAGTAGAAGCACCACCAGCTCCAGGTGAAGAACCAGCAGAAAGAGAAGAACCAATTCGTGGTGGTGAAGAATTTTTAATCGGACCTTATTTAGACTTAGGTGTAGATAGACCATCAACATCAAGTGAAGAAGAAACAGATGATGAAGAACCAATAATCGAACCAGAAAAAATCGAAAAAACCACTGCTAAAGGTGGAATGTCTGATGAAGATTATCAAGCATTTATAAAATATAGCGAATTAAAAGACCGTTTAAATGCTACTAAAACCAATATCAATAAAACAAAACGTTCTAAAGGCATAATTGATATAGGACCTAATACAAAAGATGAAGATATCTTGCGCTTGACTAACTTGAAAAAATCATTAGAAGATAGAATGGCGGCATTAATAGCAAGTTCAAAATATCTACAAGATAAGATAGCCAAAGAACAAACAGGTAAAATTGCTGCTAAAGCACCAGAAATTGAACCAGTAGAAGATAAAGATGAGGATGTGGTAGCAGAAAACTACGAATACGAAAGAAGACAATTGCAATACCGTGCTGGAATTATCAGATAAATATAAAAAATATATTCTATACGTTATAGTTGGTATACTATTATTGTTTAGCATTATATGGCTGTCCGTGCGACAGCCACAAATGCCTAAAGAATATAAAGATGCTATTGATGCTTTAACAAAAGCAAATAAAGAGTTAGTAGAACATCAAAAACAACTTGACAGTACTATCCAAGTTTATAAAAACGAAGTAAAACAAGTTGATAATCAAATAGATAATATTAAAGAAAAAACAACTATTATCAGAGAATATTATCACGAGCAAAGTGTAGCGGCTAATAATTATACACCGACACAAGTTGATTCATTTTTCAAAGCACGATATAATTATTGATGATTAAGCTAATTGATATTTTAAAGGAAATAATAGATATTTATCTTCCTAATGAGTTATCTAGCAAAGATATTCAATATGATGTAGTACAAGAATCTCCTAGAAGATGTATAGTTAATTTATCCTATAAAGATAATTATTATAGTTTAAGAATATTACCAATTTTTAATCCCAAAAGACCATCAGTTAATTTTGGGATTACAGATGAAAATTTTGAAAAAATTAATATGGATAAACTAATTAATGCTTCTCATACTCCTCGTATATTAGCTACTATTTTTGGATTTTTAAGATATTGGGTTGATAAATACAATATTCAAGAATTTGAATATGCTGCTCAAGGAGAAGTTAGAAATAAATTATATGAATATTATTTAAAAAAACATTTTTCTGATTTTAAACAAACTCAAGAAACGTTTGGTAATGAAACTATACAAGTATGGAAGAAAATCTAATATATAAAATTGAAATATTACAACTTATTGAATCTAAATATAATATTGAAATAAAAGATGAGGAAATAGAAAATATAATCACTTTTGAAGATTTAATTAATTTTATAAAACAGAAACAATGATTAAACTAACTGATCTTTTAAAAGAAATAGAGCAAGACCGCATTGAGGAAATAGGTGCTAAAGATATAGCATTAGGAGCTATGATGGCTGCTAGTACATTAGGCGGAGCAAAAGCAAAATCAGTTGCCAAAGCACCAACAGCAATAACTCAAACCGTTAAAGATACAACAAGAACAACTACACCTATAGATGGTATAATAGGTTCAGTAACATCTCAATTTAAATTCTTATCTCCTGAAAGAGAAGAAACAAAAATATCTGCTCCAACTAAAGGTGTACCATCAGTTGTTACAAAAACAAAAGTACCACAAAGTTTAGATCAAGTCAAACAATTCATTAAAACTGACTTAACAGTAGATCAAATGAAACAATGGAATGATTTTGTAGATTGGATGAAAAGTAAAGGTCTATCAGGTGATACAAAAATGGATAAGGATGGTTCTGATAAAAAAGTATTAGAATTTTATAAAGACAAAGTAAATCCTGATTTTTGGGTTAGTGATGAAAATGATATAAAAGAGGTACAAAAAGCACATAAAGATTATAGAGAAACTACAATAAAACTATGGAAAGCAGGTAAATGGGTTATTAAAATAGCTGGTGAAACTATGACTCCTGGCGTAGATGATAATAAAGTAGATAAAGAATATTTAGCTTTGGCAAAATAACTTTACTATATTTAGATATTAAAGTACATGAATATGAAAAAGTTATTATTTATCTTATTAATGTTAGGTTATGTTATAACAAATGCACACCCACCTAAATCTAGAGCTGAATACGAAAAATATGTTGATAGTTTATATCAAATTAATATCAAAATAGCAATTGACTATGGCAAAGCATTAGATACCAACCCAAATGCAATTCGCCCTGAACCAGCAATATGGTTTGTTGATATGAATGGAAATGCATATGATTACCCACCAAACGCAGAAAATGATTCTATTATGCGAGAAAGAGAAGTATATAAAAGAAAATTAGATAGTTTAGGAGGCAAGCAATTTATAGAGATAGAAAAGTGGTATAACGAAAAACACAAAAAATGAAACAACTATTAATAATATTATTATTTATATCAACGCTAACCAAAGCACAAGATACAATCAAAATACCCACCCCAGTAGCTAAACAAATAGCAAAGGAATTAGTTGGATGTGATAGTGTTAAAGCAATTCATGAATTGATTAAAGATCAACTTAAATTAACTGAATATAAAGTAATACTTAAAGATAGTATTATATCAAATTATATCCAAAAAGATACAATGTATGAACAACGTATTAAAAACGAACAAGATAAATTTGAAATACAAGGTAAATTTGTTAAAGATTTACAAAAACAAAATAGACGACTAAAAATAAAAAACATATTTACTAATACTATATTCGGTATTACTATTGGTGGTCTAGTAGGTGGATTAACATATATACTTCTTACGAAGTAATTCATCTTATATATTTATATACAATAAACAGTATATAATATGGCAGAACAACCCAATATAAAAGAAATAATTAAACAGGAATATATCAAATGTGCGATGGATCCTGTACATTTCTTTCGCAAATATTGTTATATTACTCACCCCGTTAAAGGTAGAGTATTATTTCATTTATATCCTTTCCAAGAGGATGTATTAAACGATTTTAGGAATCATCGTTTCTCTATTATAAATAAGTCCCGACAGTTAGGTATCTCTACCTTATCTGCTGGTTATGCTTTATGGACAATGCTATTTAATAAAGATAAAACTGTGTTATGTATAGCAACAAAACAAGAAACGGCAAAAGGTATGGTTGAAAAAGTACAATTTATGTACAATAACTTACCTAATTGGCTTAAAGGAAGTCAAAAACCAATCTCAGATAACAAATTATCACTTAAACTAGCTAACAACTCTCAAATTGTAGCTACATCAGCCGCATCAGATGCAGGTAGATCTTACGCAGTATCTTTACTAATAATAGATGAGGCTGCTTTCATTGAAGGTATTGATAAAATATACACAAGTATTAAACCAACCATTGCAACGGGTGGAGGTATTATAGCATTATCCTCTCCAAATGGTGTTGGTAACTGGTTTCATAAAATGTACACTGAAGCTGAGGTTAACAAAAACGATTTCAAAGCAATTAAATTAAGATGGGATTTACACCCAGATAGAGATAGTAAATGGGAAGAAACAGAACGAGCAAACATGTCAGCACGTGAATTTGCTCAAGAGTATGACTGTGACTTCTTAGGTTCCGGTAATTCATTAATTGAACCCGATAACTTAACTTTTTATGAACAAACTTTTGTACAAGAACCTGTGGAACGCCGCTTTATGGGTGGCGACTTTTGGATATGGAATTATGCAGATTATAGTAAACAATATATTGTTTGCGCTGATGTGGCTCGAGGAGATGGCAGTGACTACTCAGCATTTCATGTTATTGATATCGAATCATGTGAGCAAGTAGCAGAATATAAATCACAAATTGACACAAGAACATTTGGTAATATGTTAGTTTCTGTTGCAACAGAGTATAACAATGCTTTGTTAGTAGTAGAAAACGCTAACGTAGGATGGGATGTAGTAAATACTATTATAGAAAAAGGATATCAAAATTTATATTATTCACCTCGCGCATATGGCGAATTGAATATTGATAAATGGATGGCTAAAATGGATAGTGAGCAAACAGTTCCTGGATTTACCACATCAGCTAAGACAAGACCACTTGTTATCTCAAAACTAGAGGCGTATATTCGAGATAGACATTTTATATTTAGATCAAAACGACTATTAGAAGAATTAAGAGTGTTTATTTGGCAAAATGGAAAAGCACAAGCGCAAAATGGTTATAATGATGATTTAGTTATGGCATTAGGTATTGGATTATTTACAAGAGATACTGGAGTAAAATTTTATCAACAAGGCGTAAATTTACAAAGAGCAGCTTTAAATAATATTTCTAATAACAGTAGTCCAATTACATTATTGCCTAACGATGCTCAAAACCCATACCAGATCGAAACACCATATGGTGTTGAAGACCTACGTTGGATGTTATAGTTGATAAATATTTATAGACATAATAAAACATATTAATGGCTGAAGAAAAAAATAATAATGCGGGCACTGGTTTATTTAGTAGGTTAACCCGTTTATTCAGTACAGATGTAGTAATCAGAAATGTTGGTGGAAACCAATTAAAAGTAGTAGATACAGACCGTATCCAAGCATATGGTAACGTAAAAACCAATGCTTTAATTGATAGATTTACAAAACTTCATCGTTATGGTGCTAATATGCCATATAACCCAACGATGAACTATCAAACACTTCGTATTCAGTTATATACTGACTATGAAGCAATGGATACGGAATCAATTATTGCTTCTGCTCTCGATATAGTAGCTGATGAAACAACATTAAAAAATGAAGCAAACGAAGTAGTACAGATTAAATCATCAGATGAAAATATCCAACGTATACTTTATAACCTATTCTATGATATATTAAATGTTGAGTTTAATTTATGGATGTGGGTTAGAAATATGTGTAAATATGGTGATTTTTATTTACACCTTGAAATAGCTGAAAAATTTGGTGTATATAATGTAACACCAATGTCTGTTTATGATATGGTACGTGAAGAAGGTATGGATCCTCAAAATCCATCTTACGTATGTTTTAAAATTGATCCAATGGTTATTGCCGCTGGTGGTATCAATAGCCGTGTTAAAGATAGAGATGGTAAAATCAAATTTGAAAATTACGAAATTGCTCACTTCCGTCTATTAACAGATGCTAACTACCTTCCTTATGGCAGATCATTTATAGAACCAGCTCGTAAAACTTATAAACAATATATTTTGATGAAGGATGCAATGCTCTTGCATCGTATCACCCGTGCCCCGGAAAAACGTGTATTTTATGTTGACATAGGTAATATGCCTCCTGCTGAAGTTGATGCTTACATGGAACGTTTAAAGCAAAAAATGCAAAAAACACCATACATCGATAAAAATACAGGTGAATATAACTTGAAATATAATATGATGAATGTAATGGAAGATTTTTACATTCCTCAACGTGGTGCTAACTCAAACACTAAAATTGATACAATCAAAGGTTTAGAGTATAATGCAATAGAAGACGTAAACTTCTTACGTGATGAAATGTTAGCTGCATTAAAAGTACCTAAAGCATTCTTTGGATTTGAAAAAGATTTAACTGGTAAAGCTACATTAGCTGCTGAAGATATTCGTTTCGCTCGTACAGTAGAACGTATTCAACGTATTGTATTAAGTGAATTATATAAAATAGCATTAGTACACTTATATGTTCAAGGATATGATGGTGAATCATTAGCTAATTTTGAATTACATTTATCTACACCATCAGTAATTTATGAACAAGAAAAAGTAGCGCTATGGAAGGAAAAAATTGCATTAGCTAAAGATATGCAAGATAGTAAATTAATTCCTTCTGACTGGATTTATAATTTCTTATTCCAATTCAGCGAAGATCAATATGATGAATTACGTGATTTAGTTGCTGAAGATATGAAACGTAGCTTTAGATTAGGTCAAATTGAAAACGAAGGTAATGATCCAGCAAAATCTGGTAAATCATATGGTACACCTCATGATTTAGCCACATTATATGGTGCTGGAAGATATAATGGAGCTAAAAAATCAGATGTTCCTCCAGGATATGATGAAGATCGCCCAGTTGGCCGCCCTAAAGAAAAATCATCTATGATTGGTACGCAAAACGACCCACTAGGTAAAGATAGATTAGGTAGAGAAGAAAATGGTACATTATATACTGCAAATAAACCTGAAGAAAATGGTACACCTAAAGGCGGTTCTCCATTAGCATTAGCTGAATCTTTACGTCTTAAAGATATGTTTAAAACCATACCTAGAAAAGATAAAGATATGGTGTTTGGTGATGATGAGCCTACACTATTAAATGAGGAAAATATTAGAGACATATAACAAACATATATTTATAGATAGTGCATACTATATGGACAAAATAAAACACAACAAATTCAAAAACAGCGGACTAATATTTGAATTATTGGTTCGTCAAATTACTTCAGACACCCTTTCTGGGAAAGATTCACCTGCTGTAGATATTTTAAAGAAACACTTTAATAAAACAGAATTAGCTAAAGAACATAAAATATATCAAGCATTGGTTAATTCTAAAGCATTATCTGAGGTTAAAGCAGAATCACTAATTAACGCTACATTAGAATTATCTTCTCGTTTAAATCGCTCAGCGCTTCGTAACGAAAAGTATAATTTAATCAAGGCTATTCGTGAGGCATATAACATTGAAGATTTTTTTAAAGCAAAAATCAACAATTATAAACAATATGCGGCTGCCTGTACATTAATTGAAGCACATAATTCATTAGAATTTACAAATCCTGATCAAGTAATTGAAAACAAATTAACGTTACTTGAACATATCTCTCGTACTGAAATAGATAAAGAAAAAGCAGGCGATAGATTAATGGAAGAGTTTATGAAAATGGATAAAGGTATGCGTTTACTAACGTATAAAAAACTGTTAGAACGCTTCAACAGCAAATACTCATCTCTATCCGATAAACAAAAATTAGTTCTTAAAGAATATATTAACAACATTTCTAATACAGTTAAATTACGTGAGTTTGTTAATGAAAACTCTATTGCAATTAAAACTGAATTAGTTAAGTTAAATAAAAGCGTAACCGACAAAACAACTCAAATTAAGATAAATGAAGTTGTTAATATGGTTAAACCAATCGAAAAAACTCAAAACGTAAAAGACGAAAATCTTGTTTCGTTATTACAATATTACCAATTAATTGACGAGTTAAAAGCTACCAAGTAATGGATAAATTAAAAGAATATATTAAACAACTTGCTCGTGAAGTAATGAGTGAAGAATCAGCTACAGGCGCTATTGGCGTTGGTGCTGGTCCTATCATGACACCATATGCTTTTTCTCCTAAAGGACAAAAGAAAAACGCTGCTACTAAAACCGCAGAAAAACAGGGAATGAAAGTAACTAAAGGTGAAACCGAAATGCCTGGTGATTCTAAAGTAAAAGATTATGTATCTTTAACTGGTAAGAAGAAGAAAAAAGTAAAAATATATAACGAACTTAGTAACTACGATCGACCATCAAAACGAGGAGAGGCTAGTGGCTACACAGCACCTAGTGGCTACACAGGTCCTAGCTCTGCTTCTAAAGGTGGTGGGTACTATGCAAGCGCTGTAAAAGAAAATATGAAAGAATCATTAGAAAATATCGTTAAAGAAGAATTACTTAACGAAGTAACATACAATAAATTCAAAAACGAAGTAAAATTCAGAACTAAAAACGAACAACTACACAAAGCAATACGTGAAGTAAAACGTAAATTATCTGAAATTGATCGTATTGTTGAATACACTTCTCGTATGAAACAAGAATTAAGCGAAGGTGAAGAAGGATTAAAATATTGGAAAAATACAGAAAAAAATATAGCAACTATTTCTGAAATGGTAAACCAATTAAATAATAAAATTAAAAATCTTCACCAGTAATGGCAAAAATTAAAAGTTCTTCTGAAAGTAATAAATTATCATTTGGCACTAAAAAAAGTGGCAAAGCACAAAAATCATTTAACAAACACGACAGAAAATCACGTAATTATCGTGGTCAAGGCAAAGTTTAAATATTTATATTCATGAAAAGCATCAAACAACAATACATCGATTTGAAAGAGGGTAGAATGACCCAACAAAATTTCATGCGTAATTTACGTATGACTATGCCTCAATATATTACTAATGTAACTTCATTCAATGATTCAGTAAGAATCCTTAAAAACAAAGGTATATTGACTGAAGCTGATATAAAAGGGAAAACAATCAAAACATACAAACAAAATGAAGATTCTTCATACAGCGTTGAATATGAAGATGGTACTAAAGATACTATTTATGTTTCTGATAGTAATTGGGATATTATTAATAATTTAGAAAAAAGTAATTTAAAAGAAAAAAATCTTGATGTTGATCCTGCAGAATTAGCTAAAGGTATTGCTGTTGAAAAAGAACATACAAATGATCCTGTAAAAGCTGAAGAAATTGCTTTAGATCATTTAGCCGAAGACCCACAATATTATACTAAATTAGATAAAATAGGATTAGAAGAAGCAAACTATGATATAGTAGATATTCTTTTAAAATATGTTAAAGACCCAGATGATGCTGCGCAATATGCCAGTATGGATCCTGATACTTGGCCAGATTGGTTAACAGCAAATATGGACAGAGATCCGGAATATAAAAAATTCCACTCTGGTGAACCTGGTTTAACAGGGCATATGGCTAAACTCGCTAAAGATTTAGCAAATCCATTCCCACAATATAAAAAATTAAAAGCAAACAACGTAGATTTATATCCAGGCAACATGGGTGATGAAATGTCTGCTCCTAGGGAAGGAAAATTGAACGAAGCTAAAGACGAAAAAGGCAGATGGACAAACGCTAACGGCAAATCAATGTACGACCAATTCAAAGAAATTGATAATTTAAACGGTCAAGAAGTATTAATTGGTATTGATTATGAAATAGAAAAAAATCACCAATTAACTAAAGTTGAAGCTGCTAAAATAGTAATCAAAAATCTTAAGAAAAACCCAATTTATTACACATCAGCACTTATGTCTGGTAAAGAAGGATACGAACCAGAATATCTTGGTGGTAAATCAGCAAATGCTGAAGCACGCCAAATGCAACCTGTTAAAGATGATA